TCAACAGGATCGTAAGCTGTTCTAAACTTCATAGTTTCACCTCCTTTCGCAGGCGCCTAGACGCGGCGGGCGTGGCGTACAAAAAAAAGACGATCTCTTTCGAGACCGTCCTTTTTCTGATACGCTCTTTATTATTTTATCATTTAGCAGGGTCTTCGTCAAGATCACGTACGTAATCTACGGCGCGACCAACCAATAGAGGAACGCGGGATTCGTCAGAACTGTCAATATAATAACGGCCATCAGAATCGCCAAGGTTACCGACATAATGAAGACTGAAATCTTCAGGATAACTGTTAATAAGCGTCTTATCATCGTTAACTAACCCTTCGAAAGCTCGCAGCGCAAGCATATCATTGTGGTAGACCTGTGGAGGGCTGAATTGTTCAGCCTTGGAATCATAAATGCAATAGAGTCTCAGTAGAACCATCTCCTTTTCTAAGTGCGACTAGATACCTACGAATCATGAGGTATAACGTAGCTGATATGACATAATAGTCATTATCTAGGCGAATAACTCTAGAATCATCAGGCTTAAGGCGGTAAGCGGCATATTTGCTTCCGCAAAAAGAATAATTGAATAGAATATTATGATTGTTACAGAAATTTTCAATAGCTTCAAGTTCGCTAATAAGCATCACCTCATTTCTGATTTAATAATAACACGGTCACAACACCTTGTCAAGTTTTCGACCAAGAAAATGCTTGTACTTGCCTTCCTGAACGCGACAGCGATCAACAAGGCGCTCGAAAGTATTGTTCTCCAAGTTATGCAGCATCTTCTCAATACGGTTGCTGCGAATAAACTCCATCCAGTGAGGATGTGTTTCATCGAATTTCTTATCATAATAACGAGGAGGACGCATTTTCCTGCCGTTGATGACAACGAAATCATTAGCATAACACTCTTCACCGTGCTCTTCAAGCCATTTTCCGCCTATGCCGGGACGATTGGATGCCAGCATGAACTCAGGCGTACGGCCTTTATAGTAAGCAGCAGCTTGACTGCCAGTCTGTTTCTTCACTATGTAGCGCGCGACGTAGGCAGCAGCATCGAAACTAAACTCACCAATAAGGTGCATACCGTATTTCCAGATTTTCGAAAAACGAGGAGAAGTATAAGTATTATAACCGTCTGTGCGGAATCGAAAAATCATGTCATCAAAATTAATATTGAACAATATATAATGATAATGGGGACGAGCATGAAGTTCACCATATTCACCACAGCCGAGAAAGCGAATACCACTGCCATACTCGCGACGAAGATTTTTCATGAAAGTCTGATGAAATTTCTTGCTCAAGTTTCTATCGGCCGGCAAATGATAATCGTCGAAGGTACACGTAACGAAATAAGCTGAGGACGAAGTACGGGCTTCGTGAACAGCTCTGACAGCCCACTGTCTACTATTTTCGAGACGGCAACCGATGCATTGCTTGCAAGAACAACGAATGAAACGGTTATCATTAGCAAGTTCAGGGTGGGAAGCAAGACTGCCGTAGAAACTATAATGCTGTTTTCCGTTTTTCGTGATTGCTCCCTCGACTGGGAGCATAAGAATAGGATTGTAACAAACCATATTAATCACCTGTACCGATTGTATCAGGATTAGGTCAGAATGTCAAATCCTAAATCCACCTCGTCCTACTCTTTTGAAATTTCTCCGACGAGATTTGGAGGTGCGTCGAAAAAGACGGCGAGAACCTCGTCTAGACAATTTTCGACGTCTCATTTAGTATCCCTCCAAGAACCGAAAAAACGGCTAGTTTTTTTAGAAGCATCCTTAGCAACTGGCTCAACAAGCTGCGCAACATCGGTTTGAAAATCCGAAGCAACTTTTTTCGCAGTGACGGTATTTGAAGAAGCTCTACCTTTCAGAGCTTCAATCAGGTCCACTACTTCCTGAATAAATGGAACAACAACGGTGACAATGAAGGTTAGAATCATAGTAGTTTTGTTAGACATAATTTATCTCCTTCCAAAATAGCGACCTCCGAGGAAGCCTATGACATTTTTCACAGCAGAACCAACACCACTAGCGACAGACCTAGGAGCACCTGTAAGGCTTTCGAGATTTTTATAGAAATCACGTTCCATACCTGCCATTTCAGTCTGGATGTTGTCGAAAGCAGCGGCAGAATTAGCACGATTAGCAGAAGCAATATTGTTCAATACGCCAGAACCAAGGTAAGAACCTTGAAGACGAAGATTCTCAAGCTCCAGATTCATCTTCTCAAGCTCGTAACCAAGACGTTTCTCATAAGTTTGCTCGAGGAGATTCAAATTATTAGCCTTAATCCCATTATCAATAATTACTCCATGGGTATTCTGACGGAAGTAATCAGCTTCTGCGACGTTTCTATCGATCTGAGATGCTGAAAGATGCTCGACATTCTTAGCCTGACGTTCAGCGGCACTAGCGGCTCTAGCAGAGTTCATAGTAGAACCAATATCGCTCATGCCGACAGAAGCAGCTGAAGCTCCAGCTATAGAACCGCCTATACCATTGGTCGCAGCAAGAATAGGGTTCAGACCAGCATTGCGCATATCTTCTACAGCCCATTGATAACGATGTCTATAGTTTTCGACATTCCACGCGTTAGCCTGTGCGGCATTAGCGGAATTGTAATGGTTCTGAACTGCAGATCCTAATACAGAACCAGCAACACTACCTAACGTATCAGAGAGCCATGACATATAACCAACTCCTTCTAGAAGTGATCGACAAGGCCGGGCGTACCGAACATAGGCATAGGACGTACAGTAGTGTAACGGAAGCCTATATCAAGTAAGAACTCAGGCTCATCTTGAACAGCGATAATGCGCTTAATGGGTGGGTTCTCCGTGATGAATTCCTCATTGAGAGTAGGGGCATTACTGAAGAACTGAGATAGATGCCAAACATCGAGATTACCACCAGTTACAGAGCTACGGAATTTACCAGTAATCTGTGAAGGTTTGTAACGATATTCAGCATAACGTTCCTGATATCCGAAAACAGTAGTATCAGCTGCAGTACCTTGGGCATAAATCTCACGAAGTTCAATAGCCTGTTCGCCAAGATGGGCGAATGTCGGCCAATAGAAATCGTAAACCGTAGAACGAAGCCACATCTTATTGATACCTTGTTGATAAGTTAGATCAGCACGAGCGCAGACGAAGCCTATAATATAGCCGTGTTCAACGAAAGATTTAGTGAAACCATGGAACTTAGATGCAGTAACGCCGTAAGCTGAAAGATTGCCTTGTGGAGAGGTATCGTCGGTTGCGGAAGTCTGAGCTATTGGATTGACGTTAACCATCTTAGTGAAGGCCCCTAAGAATTCAGGACGCTGAAGACGAGCGTCTGGAGAAACAACGCCAAAGAAAGAGCGAAGCACTTCAGTATACCGACTACCACCGCGAGCAAGGCGCTCATAGAACTTTTGCATTTGAAAGGCAGTGCGAAGACTGTTGATCGTGAAAATACTAGAAGAATCCAGATCAGCATAAGCAGATTTAGACAGCCAGGAGGAACCGGGTTGAGCAGTAACGGTAGCCGAACCAGAACCATTAATAGAGTGACCAGCTATGGAAGTACTATAACCACCTTGGTAAGTTAACGAGCCGCTTCCAGTATATACGCTATGAACGCCACCATCTTCCGATAATTGAGCAGCACCTAAACTATTATTGGATTGCTGGACGAAATAGCCTGAAACAGGCGAAGGGTCGACCAATGTAGCAGTACCGGCAAGGCCTATAGATACACCGGGTCCTTTCTGCGTCCAGGGCAATGCGGAAGTGAAGTAATCATGACGCTTACCGCGAGGTGGACAAGCTAAGCCGGGAACAATATTGGTATCGGATGTGAAAACCCAAGAAGGCTGATCGGAAGCGCGAGAAGAATCCAATACTTCATTGGTATCGCCTTTCTGGATTTTGACGGACTTCTGGAGATTTTCATCTCGAAACCACTCGTTCCAAATGAGGTAGACAGCGCGGAATGGAAGAGCGCTAATACCGGACAAGTTGCCAGACGTATTTACGGGCAGACCGAAATAGTCCCATAATGAACCTACATAACCATTATCAGAGTTACCAGTAGCAGTAACAGTAGGGATGACATAATCAGTACTATCATCAGGATCTTCCTGCTCGAAACAAAAATTCTGCCAGTGCTCCCAAATAAGGCGATTTGGGACAAAAAAGAAAAACCAGTCAAGATAGATATTATCCATGATAGGCTTAATAGGAGTGGCTAATCGAGCGAAGTAATTGACAGACATCCTAGTAGTATCGCCAGGCAGTACTTCATCAACGAATACAGGTATAAGCTTGCCTGAATTGAAAGTTGTCTTATAGACGTGCGAGCGGTCGAATTTCGTCCGCCGCATATACATTGCAGGAGCATCGCTGAAGCGATGTCCTCGAACTCTAATATTGCGGGCCAATTTCTCACCTTCTTCGAAGTGTAAACCTAATAATTAACCTTAAGCGAATTATTATTAGGTTTTAGATTATTTTCGCGTCACCTACGCCAGTTACATCAAGTAAGTAACTGGCTTCGGTGCCGCTACTTTCGTGTTTCTTCATTATTTTTTTCTAAAGTGTTACTTTTTTCTTGTGTCTGTTTATTACTTAAGGACTGTTGTGATTCATCAGAGGTATAATTGCTACTATAAAGACCTTGTTGATTGAGATATTCGAGAGTTTCAGGATTGTTCAATTGGTTGATGAAATTCATGGGATCGTGACCGAATTTAGCTCGAACATAGGCGGGCAGGCTGTAGAATTCTTCACGAACTCCGGACACAAGCTCTAACGCTGTGCTGTAATCGCCAGGGAGCGTTGCGTCTCCGAACTGAAGGAATGCGTACTGCGAACTATCGCCAAGATCTAACGTAGCTATACCTTTCTGACCGTCTGCGTACTTATTGACGATATAGTTAATATCAGTTTCATCCTTTTCGTCTTGAACAGTGAGGGAGGGCATTGTGAATTCAATGCCGCAATGATCATGTTCTTCAACAGGATCGTAAGCTGTTCTAAACTTCATAGTTTCACCTCCTTTCGCAGGCGCCTAGACGCGGCGGGCGTGGCGTACAAAAAAAAG